CCGATGACATTGCCGCAGATGTGCTGTTTTTGATTCGCGGCAGAAACATGGGGGATATTCCACGGAACACCGATGATCTGTTCAATTTTGTGCTAGATCCCGATCTATCCGGTCCAGACGGGATTATCGAGATAGACGACGCTGCTCGGATGCTTCGGATAACTCAAGACGATGGAACACAAGAAATAGTCCCTGCGGATGATTTTATAGATCGTTTAGATGATCTGATAGCTGCGGACGAAGCTGAAGTCGTGCCGTTTGGGAACATTAGATTTCAGACACGAGTGCCTCGGGTAACGGACATAACAGATGAAGATGGCAGCCCTGTTCTGAACTATACAGGCGTTGATGATGACAACATTCGGCGGTTGTCTTCGGAAGAGCCGTTGTTTTTTACGATCAATGCGCGGCAGTTTAATTTTGCCCCGGATGGGACACCACTTCGAGAAGCGGATGATCAGATAACCGATTTTGCGTTTTTGGAGTTTGCCGAAGATCGCATAGAGCCACGGACCGGTGAAGTTATTCCGTCAGGCACGACTATTGCGTTTCCTGAAATGAGTATAACCGGGGTTAATCCCGAGGAATTTTTCCGCAGAGCGGATGCGCCTCCGCCGGGGCAGGCAGTCACTGGTGAAGTTTCCGAATCCATCCGCACGGATCGTGGTCAGTTGCCGATGCCAGTTGCCAGGGGTCCGGGCGAGGCGTTAGTTGATGCAACTCGGGTAATGCCGATGAATGCATCGTCTGACGAAGTTGTGCCATCTCAGGTTCCGTTTGTTGATCTTGCGAGACAGGGTGAGGTGGTTGACTACTCTCCGTTGAACCAACTTATAGCTACGCTGCCGGAAGATGGTTTTATGGAGAAAGATGAAATCCTTCGAATTCTTCGCAGCGGTAGCGGAGAAAGTCTGAACCGGGATCGCGATTCTTCAGGGTTTATAGCCTTCTTGGAGAAGTTTGGTGGAGACACCATGTCACCTCAAATGGTTCGAGCGATGTATCGCGACCACACTCCGCAGCTTCGTGTAAAGAGCATTCTTCAATCACGTCTTTCTCGGGACAAAGCACTTGGCGGTCCTGTGGATATTTTACGTGACTATGCTCAAGTCAGTTTTGGGGACGAATACCTTGTTCGAGTTCCTAAAATTGGCGCAGATGGCACTGTGAGCGGTGAGGTGGGAGAGAAGTTACACATTTATCTTAGCAATCCGAACGCTGTCTTGCCCCTCACAGAAGATGGTGTTGTTCAACTTCGAGGCGGATTAGGCATAAATGATCACGGTCTTGGTCCGAACGGTGGTCATGGTGTACCGGGCAGAGAAGGTCCAACGACAGAGGGAGTGCCGGGATATTTTGGTCATATACGGATTCATGTGATTGAGGACGATCAAGGACGTAAGATAGGAATCATTCAAGAGATTCAATCCAACGCGGCGGTTGAAGAGCGCCGGGTTGCCCGAGGGGAGTCGGACAAAACTTTCTTTGGTCCGGAGGCTTCGTACACTCTTGATCTTTTGCGGGAGAGTGAAGAAGGCAGGAGGGTTTTTAACGAAGCAGCACAAAGTTCGCTACCACGAGATTCGGCACTTAGTGATGAGCTTGGACTTTATGGTCAATCACGGGACGATACGTACACTGAATTAGGCAACGATCTCATAGTTGTTGGCGGAGAGAATGTAAGCCTAACCGATGCTCGGGACACTCTTCGTGCTTTGAACGATCCTGGACAAACATATGTTGGAGGTATCCGTCCTGTCGAAGGTGGTTCAAATGACATGATGGATCTGATCATGGAGGTTGTTCCAAAAGTTTTGGGGGAAGAAGCCAAGCGGACAAACAGCCTTAGCAGCAGTTTCCAATTGGTTCCCGGTGAAGAAAGGACAAGAATTCTGCCAGGCGTGATGCGGATGACCCCGGATTTTCCTGACACTGCGGGTTCTAGTGTGGCGGCAAACATTGACCGCATGTTTTTCACGGATGGTGTTTTATCTCCAGAGCAGATTGATAAATTCAACGATGCGTTTCTTGCTCGGATACGAGAGATAGAGGCGGCAGAAGCCGCGATACCTGAAGCACGGCGCTTTGTTGAGATGAAACGATTCTATGAAGGTCAAGGAGCACGTGACGGAGTCTTGCCTGATTCATATTACAGGCGAGTCAGGCAAGCAGTACAGGGGTTGGATCTAGGTGACCCCAACGCAATGACTCCGTATGAGTTTTTCAAAAGTCAGTTTGACAACCCAACTGGCGCGATCTCCATGACGGACTTTAGATCATTGGTTAATAATGATCCGGGCATGTTTGGTTTTATAGGCGCTGATGTAAACAACATTCCGTTGAATCAAACCTCTAGCAGTCGTGCAGCGATGATGCAGCGCACGATGAAAAATCGGATGGAGACAGCTTTAAAAGAAGATTTAGAAGATTTCGTACTGACTCGGGGCAACACCTTGACGGATCAGGTTCCCACCTCTGAAAGTGTGCGTCAGATGAACCAGGTGATTGACACGGAGTATGCAGATCTTCCTGAGTCAGTTCGAAACGAGATGAAGTCCCATTTCGAGACATACGTAAAAACAATCAATAATGTAGACGGCTCTCAGGCTTTCAAAGTGGGGACGCCGTTTGGTAATTCTAGAGATGCAGACACATACTTCACGCAGTTTGCGACTCGTTTGGCAGTTCAAGAGGCTGAGAAGCTAGGTCTTGATGGGATTATTTTTCCGAATTGGATGGATATGCGAGACACCCCGACCCGTTCGGGGATTCCTGCTCAGAACATCTACGGTGGCAATGTTGATAAGGGCTTAAAGCAGGCTGGTTACAAACTAGAGGACGATAACAGAGGTCCAGCAGATGTTGTGACTTTGCCGACAATCATGGCTAAAAATCAAAACACCGGTGCCATTGAGCCGTTGCCACACTTAGATGCAAGAGCAGCGGGGGATCACCGTGAGGCTCGTGCGATTTATTTTGACAGAAGTCGGACACGTAGAAGACGCTATCGTCCAGAGGATCGTCCTCCCACTGGTGAGCAGGAGTTTACGGAAGACTTAGGCACCGTGGGCGAGATGACCAGAGGAAAGTTGCTCCGTCGGGCAAAAGGCGGTCCCGTAGACTTGAGACCAAAGAAACTGATACACTCGGGCATTGGCGGCATGGCAAGGCAGGTGATGTGATGGATTATAAAGAAGGAAGACAGATGCTGATTGCCAGTCTTCGCAACCAGCAGGAGATAATAAAAGGTTCTTTGAAGGATCCTGATATACGAACTCCCGAAGTTCGCAGTGCGCTCATGAAAAGCATCCTGGATCTTGAAGATCAAATACGTGAGATTTCAATTGCAGGCGACTTAGGTGGAACTCGCATGCACAAGAAAGGTGGCGCGGTGATGAAAAAACGTGGCGGCACTTTCAAGGGAGTTTTCTGATGACAAAGAAAAAAGACGACATCAAAGACGAAGAGCTTCTGGCAAAACTTCGCGACAGGTTCTATGACCCAAAGCCGGGCGAGACAGACTATTCGGCGACGATGTCCTTCGAGGAGTATGTCAAACGGATTGGTCCGCCCAAGAAAGCTGCCGGCGGCATGATCAAAGGTTTTAGCCCGATTGCTCGTCCGCAGCGGTTTAAGGGGATTTTCTGATGAAAACGGGTAGAAATGTTGGCAGACAAGCGCCGAAAGGTAAGTTGCGGTCTGAACGCGCTGCTCTTAAAAAGAAAAAGGCCAAAAAGATCGCAGCAGGAAGAAACTCTCTGGAGATCGCCGCAGGTTTAGATGCGTACATGGCGGGTAAAGATAAAGTAGATTTTTTATCTGGAACCTACGCTGATCAATTTCGGAAATTGAAACAAGCAGAAGATTACCTAAAAACTTTTGATCGACCCAGCAAAGGTCGGAACAAACCTAGAACTCGATAGGCGTATTTAAATGGCACTTCCTCCACAGACAGTAGACATGGCAATGGGTCCGGGTGGTCCGGTGCAACAGATGCCTGAAGAAATGACAGTCGAGCTGCCTATGGAGGACATGCTTCCAGAGGGCATTGAGCTTGCCGGCATGGAAGAGATGGTCGAGGTCCAGGCAGAGATGTACGACCACAACGCCAATCTGGCCGAGGTTCTGGATGATTCCATACTTGGCTCGTTGTCGTCTGATCTTAGTAACAAGGTAGATGGCGACAAGGAATCTCGCGAAGACTGGGAAGAAGCGATTGCCAAGGGCTTGAAGTTGCTTGGCGTAAATTACGAAGAGCGTAACGAGCCGTTCCTTGGCGCAAGTGGCGTGCATCATCCGCTTCTGAGCGAGGCGGTGACGCAGTTTCAGGCGCAGGCTTACAAGGAGATGCTGCCTGCTGGTGGTCCTGTAAAGACGCAGATTCTTGGTGCATCGAACAAGATGCTGGAGGATCAGGCCCAGCGTGTAAAAGATTTTATGAACTACCAGCTTATGGAGGTTATGGACGAGTATGATCCGGATACGGATCAGATGTTGTTCTATCTGCCGCTGACAGGGTCTACTTTTAAAAAGGTTTACTTTGACACCAACAAGCAGCGTGCTGTTTCAAAGTTTGTGCCTGCCGAGGATTTGATTGTTCCGTACGCAGCCAGTGATTTGAACACTGCTGAACGTGTCACGCATGTTATCCGTCTGACTGAAAACGAGCTTCGCAAGTTACAGGTTGCGGGTGTGTACCGCGACGTGGACATACAAGCACAGGACGAGGAAGAAGATGGTGCGATTCGAACAACTGGCAACGAGCTTCAAGGTATTCATCCGTCGTATGGTGATGACAGCCACACTTTGCTTGAAATCCATACAGAGCTTGATCTTGAGGGTTTTGAGGATGCCGATGAGATGGGTCAGCCCACAGGCATTAAACTCCCGTATATCGTCACTGTTGACGAGTCTTCGGGGCAGGTTTTGTCAGTGGTACGAAACTATCGGCAGGCAGATCCCCTTAGACGGAAACGACAATATTTTACTCATTTCAAGTTTCTTCCTGGGTTTGGCTTTTATGGCTTTGGTCTGCTTCATACTATAGGTGGTCTGTCACGTGCGGCGACTTCGATACTGCGACAGCTTATAGATGCCGGTACGTTGTCGAATCTGCCTGCTGGGTTCAAGGCGCGCGGTGTTCGTATCCGTAACGACGACGAGCCGCTGGCGCCGGGCGAGTTTAGGGACATCGA